GGCCTATCCGATACCAAACGTGCCAGGATGCCAGCATTCTTTGAGGCATCTAACACTGACCTCCCTCAGTATGGCTGACAATTACTTAGATCCAGACCTGCTTCCCCTGACCCGTGTGGTTGGGGGGAGTATTTCTCTTAAGAACCTCATTGCTGAACTCGATGAGATGTATCCAGACAACTACCCAGACCACGAGATGACAGCGTGGGAATCCGGTAGGATGGCTGGATGTATTGAAATCATCCGTTACCTCAAATCAAAGGTGTAATTATGTGCTTCCAGGCTCCTTCCCCACCGCCCATGCCGGAGATGCCTCCGTATCCGGAGATGCCACCGCCGCCTCCACCGGCCCCTACCCCGGTTACTGGCCCTATGGCAGGTGGTTCAACCGCCCCCACTACGATCCGTCCCTCCAAGAGCCAGCGTGCTTCCAGCCAGAGTGCTGCCGCTCGTGGCCCAGGTCGGCTTCGTATTCCCACCGCTTCGGCTTCCACTGCTGGTGCCGCAGCAAGTTCTGCTCCGGAGACTTCCGGTGGCAGCATCAACCTCAACATTGGTAAGTAACAATGGAATCCTCGTCTGCCGCTTCCCGATACGCAAAACTGGCAAGTGACCGGACGATCTTCCTCGATACCGCCAGGGACTGTGCAGCTCTAAGTCTTCCATATCTCCTCACCCCAACGGGTCTGGTGAATGGGCAGAAGCTTCCTACCCCCTGGCAATCTATCGGAGCCAAAGGCGTTAACGTCATGGCCTCGAAGCTGATGCTTAGCCTGTTTCCAGTAACAGCTACGTTCTTCAAGCTTCAGATCAACGACGGAAAGCTGGCCTCGAATCCAGATCTTGATGCTACAATCAAATCAGAGATTGATTTGAGCCTCTCCAAAATGGAGCGGGTAGTCATGCAAAACATTGCCGAATCACAGGACCGTGTTGTCCTCCACCAGGCAATGAAGCATCTGATTGTAACCGGGAATGTCCTGGTATACATGGGTTCGAAGGGTGTGAAGTTGTATCCTCTTGACCGTTTTGTGGTCGTCCGTGATGGAGAGGGTCAACCCACAGAGATCCTTACGGTTGAATCTATTGATCGACAGTTCCTTCCAGAACAATTCCAACACGAAGAGAAGGTAGTCAATCATACTGGCGACAATGCCTCTACCCCTAGCATCGACGTAAATGTTGGTGAAGGCGAGGCTGCTGTTTATACCTGGGCTAAGCTCAAGGATGGGCAGTGGCGCTGGCGGCAAGAAGTAGATGGAGAGGTGGTGCCTGAATCCGAAGGCAAGGCCCCCAAATCAACTAGCCCCTGGCTTCCCCTGCGGTTCAACGTAGTGGATGGTGAGGACTATGGTCGTGGTAGGATTGAAGAGTACCTCGGAGATCTTAAGTCCCTCGAAGGTCTGATGCAGGCCATGGTTGAGGGCTCTGCTGCTGCTGCCAAGGTTGTCTTTCTGGTATCTCCTTCTGCTACCGTTAAGCCTTCAACGCTGGCAAAGGCTGGCAACGGTGCTATCATTCAAGGTAGGGCCGAAGATGTTACGGCTGTTCAGGTTCAGAAGCAGGCCGACTTCGCGTCTGCCTACCAGATGATCACCCAGTTGGTACAACGACTGAGTGAAGCATTCCTTATCCTTACTGTGAGGCAGAGTGAACGCACTACTGCTGAAGAAATTCGCGCCACCCAGCAGGAACTCAACGAACAGCTTGGGGGAATCTATGGGAATCTGACAGCCGAACTACTTCGTCCCTACCTCCAACGTAAGCTATTCACTCTTCAACGTTCGGGTGATCTGCCTAAGCTGCCCAAGGGGGTTGTCTATCCAACCGTCATTGCGGGCATCGAAGGCATTGGCCGTGGTCAAGATCGTGAAAGTCTCATGATGTTCTTGAGCACAATCAGCCAATCCATGGGTCCAGAAATGATGATGACGTTTATCAATCCAGAGGAAGCAATCAAGCGATTGGCTGCTGCCCAAGGCATTGATACGCTGAAACTGGTCAAGACCCAAGAAGAACGCAACGTTGAGAAATCACAGATGGCCGCACAGAGTGCCCAAGCATCTCTCATTGGCCAAGCAGGTAATCTTGCCAAGGCTCCACTTCTGGATCCTTCCAAGAATCCTCAAGCAATTGAATCCCTAAGTAATGTCGCTTCCAACTTCTCGCAACTCGGCCAAGGGCAAACCCCCGGAGGATCTCCAGCAGGAGTCGCTCAGTGAGGAATCCATCCCAACTGAACTGACCCCTCGTCATAAGACTGCTGGAACATCTTCTGTCAGTGCTGATACTGTCAGTTCCAATCTGATTGGTTCTCGGCCCCGCATTATCGTTCCTGGCCTCGGCAAAGTTACCCTCGTCATCCACTAATCATTATGCCTGAACTCACATTTGATGCAACCGATCCGGCTGAAACTGCTGCTCGTGAAGTAGAGGAGGCCCGCCTCCTTGAACTTGGCAGCCGCCTTCAGGACGAAGAGGAAGCAATTCAAAGCGAGACTTACGACAAAGCCCGTAAGGATTCGGAGGCAGAGCTTAACTACGCTGGCAAATTCAAGTCAGCAGAAGATCTGGAAAAGGCTTATCTGGAACTTCAGAAAAAGTTGGGCCAGAAAGACGACACCACTGAAGGCGAATCCGACAATGAGGATGAAGCTGAATCTACGGAAGAAGCTCCTCAGGATGTGCTGGCTGTAGAAAAGGATGTCCTTCTCAAGGCATCCGAAGAATACTACAGCAACGACAATCAGATCAAGCCTGAGACGCTTCAGAAGCTCAAGGAGCTGCCCTCCGAAAAACTTATCGAGGCATACCTAGAACTTCAAAAGAATGCCCCTCTTGCCGCTGGTAAGCCCCTCTCAGACGCAGAGGCAGCTGACATTGTTAAGTCAGTTGGTGGGGAAAACTCCTACAAAGAAACCCTTTCATGGGCTGCGGAGAATCTGACTCCTGCTGAGGTGGCTGCGTATGATAACGTAGTCAACACTGGCAACAAGGATGCCATCTTCTTTGCTGTTCAGGCTCTCAACCAGCGGTACAAGGATGCCGTTGGGTTTGAAGGCAAGACGGTTTCAGGTAAGTCCGTTAAACAACAATCCGTCCAGGGCTTCCGATCTCAAGCAGAGCTGGCACGCGCCATCTCTGATCCACGCTATCGGAATGATCCAGCCTATCGGATTGACATTGAGAACAAACTGGCTGCAAGCGGCGATCTGATCTAACAGATTGTGGGGACTGCAATGTCCCCCTGCCTATTGAGGGTGGGATAACCTCGTAAAAAACCCAGTCATGACTGGAGTATTGGCCCGATGCGTCGGATAACCAATACAACGGACGTATTACCCAAAAACCGAATACATTCAATGCGCGCAAACTCTATTGAATGGGCTGCTGGGCTTTTCGAAGGTGAAGGCTCCATAGTTTTCTGCAATACTAGCGGATACACTTTTCCACGTCTTAGTTTGAAGATGTGCGATAAAGATGTAGTCCAAAAATTTGGGGAAGTTGTAGGTATTCAAAGAATGAATGGACCCTACATAACAACTCAGATGAAAAGCAATAAACATTGGAGGCCAGCTTATGAATGGCACACAGCCAAAAAGGCGGAAGTAGTAAGGATCCTAAATCTATTTCTGCCGTATCTAGGTGATAGACGAGCTTACAAAGCTTTGAATGCCCTAGATTTAATTGACGGCATTTAACTTTTTAGAACAATGACTGCAACGATTACGCAACTTGGCCAGGTTAATAAGGCTGGCGACAAGAAGGCTCTCTTTCTGAAGCTCTTTACGGGCGAAGTTTACGAAGCTTTCCGCAACAACACGATCGCAAAAGGCCTGGTGATGAACCGGACCCTGCGTGGTGGCAAGGAAGCCCAGTTCATCCACACCGGTCGTATCCAGGCTGGCTACTACACCCCTGGCACCGCGATCCTGGGTAGCGGCAACCCTCCGGCTGCTGAGACCACCATCGCAATGGACGACCTGCTGGTTGCCTCTGCGTTCGTTGATAACCTCGACGAGACCCTGGCCCAGTATGACATCCGTGGCCCCATCGCCCGTCAGATCGGTCAGAGCCTGGCTGAATTCTATGATCGCCGTATCTTCCGCGTTCTGGATCGTGCCTCCGGCCTGACTGCTGCTGTGACCGGCGAGCCTGGTGGCTTCCGTATCAACCTCGGTGCCAACAAGGAGTATGATGCTCAGGCCCTCGTGGATGGTTTCTTCGAAGCCGCCGCTCGCCTGGATGAAATCGCTGCTCCTAAGGATGGTCGTGTTGCCGTGCTGTCCCCTCGTCAGTACTATGCACTGATCAGCCAGGTGGACACCAACATCCTCAACCGTGAGTATGGTGCCTCTGGTGGCAGCCTGAACAGCGGCGAAGGTCTCTACGAGATCGCTGGCATCAAGATCTACAAGTCGAACAACATCCCCTTCCTGGGCAAGTATGGTTCGGCTGCTGGTGCCAACATCGATGCCGCCGCCGTTACCGGCGAGAACAACAACTACGGTATCGCTACCGACTTCACCAACGCCTGCGGCCTGATCTTCCATCGGGATGCTGCTGGTGTGGTGGAGGCCATTGGCCCCTCCGTGCAGACCACCGGTGCTGACACCAAGGTGATCTATCAGGGCGATGTGATCGTGGGCCGCCTGGCCTATGGCGCTGGTCCTGTGCGCGTCTCCTGTGCTGGTGCCTTCCGCAACGTGGCCTGATCCTAGCCAAAACTAGGTTCAATAAGGGGTTAGCCTATTAAAGGTTAGCCCCTCTTTTTTTAATGTCCTGTCCGATAACATGACGACTCAACTCCAAGCAATTAACCAAATGCTGAATGGCATCGGGCAGGCACCAGTGGTCAGCCTTGATGTGGCCAACCCTGAACTAGCTCTTGCGCTGGCTATTCTTGACGCTGTAAGCCGAGAAGTTCAAGGCGAGGGCTGGCACTTTAACACCGAAATTAACTATCCGTTCACTGCGGATACAAACGGGGAAATCGCAATCCCTCAAGATGTACTGTCCTTGACGGATAACAAGACAGCTAACTCTCAGAAATACCAGACGGTATTGCGGGGTGGGAAGCTTTATGATAAGCTGGCCCATACCTATGAGTTTGTTCCTGGAGAGACCATCAACTGCGATGTGGTTTGGCTCTTTGACTTTGAAGACCTCCCTCAACCATTCAAGGACTACATCACGCAACGAGCCACCAGAGTATTCGCTGGACGAGCGCTTGGTTCTCAGGAGATGGTGACCTTCAATGCACAGGATGAGACCATCCTCAGATCCAACTGTCTGGCCTACGACACCAGCACCTCCGACGTTAATATCTTTGGTCTGGAAAATGGTCAGAATTTCTACGTCTCATACACTCCGTTCCGTACTATTGCACGCTAATGGCTGCCGTTTCTCAGAAAATACCAAACTTGATTGGTGGGGTATCGCAGCAGCCTGATGCTTTCAAGGCAGCAAATCAGCTGCGAAAATGCACAAACTACTATCCAGATCCTACCTTTGGTCTGGCTAAGCGTCCGGGTCTTCGGGGCATTCGTAAGCTTGATAATGCTGTCTCTGATGGCACTTGGTTTCCTATCTTCCGAGACGACGAAGAGAAGTACCTCATTGAGTTTACCAAGCAAGGTGTTCTGAGAATCTGGGACGCAAACAGCGGCATTCAACAGACAGTAAATACTCCAGCAGGATCGGCCACCACATACGCAACACATACTGATTCTTCAGATCTGGCCATCCTCCAGATCAACGACTACAACTTTGTGTTGAACAGAACGGTTGTCGTGTTGGAGGATGCTGGAGATGTGAGCGCAGCAGTTACCCCCTATGGGTTTGTGGTGCTCAACAGTGTGGCATACGACACGAGCTACGAAGTTAAGATTGCTGGTACATCGTTTACCTACAGTACCCCAACAACTTCTGGTTCTTCTCTCAGTGCCTCAACGATCATCAACGCTCTGGTCTCTGCCATCAATGCTAACCCATCGTTTGTGGCAACCGGAGTGGGCAACAGCATCCATGTTCGAAGGGCCAACAATGCTGACTTCTCTCTGGAAGCAAAGGGTGGCACAGCAGGCAACGCCATTCAGGCATACAAAGGAACTGTCAGTGTTGTTGGTGAGTTGCCAAGGCAATTCCTTAATGGATCAATTATCAAGGTTCTCGCCTCAGAGAATTCAACTGGCGATGATTACTATGTGAAGTTCATCACCAGCGATGGAAGCTCTAGCGGCACAGGTGTCTGGGAGGAGACGATTGGTCCTGGGGTGGTGAAGTCTTTTGATGAAGCCACCATGCCCCATGTAATCATTCGTGAGGCAAACGGCACATTCACCTTCCGTAAACTTGACGAGGCATCAGCACTTGCCACCCCACCAACTGCAACAGTAACGGGTGTTCCTTCTGCTGTTAGTATCCTCACTTCTGGGAATGGCAGGTATGCTGTTGGACAGAGCTTTCCAGTTTATGGTGGGACTGGTATCAACCTCCGTCTTAAAGTAACTTCGACATCCACTACCGGTGCCATCACTGGCATCAAGATCAGCCGGTCAGGTAGAGCATACACTGCCCTGGATGTTGTTACCAGTGCTGAGGGTGATACATTCCGGGTAGATACCGTCACTTCGGTAACTCAATCCGTAGATGGCATTGCATCCCAGTTCTGGCAGCCACGAGTTGTTGGAGACGCAGAAACCAACCTCATGCCCACATTTGTTGGGACAAACATTCATGGCATTTCATTTTTCAAGAATCGACTGATCTTGATGTCCAATGAAAATGTCATCTGCTCACGGGCTGGGGACTACTTCAACTTCTTTGCAAGCACGGTCATCACCATCGTTGATAGCGATCCGATTGATCTCAGTTGCGGTTCGTTGAAGCCAATTGAATTGCGTCATGCGGTTCAAATTCCTCGGGGATTGGCCCTGTTTGCCGACAATGCTCAATACATCCTGGAGACCTCAACAGAGGCATTCTCTGCTGCTACGGCTGAGATTAACTTGGTTAGTAGCTTCAGCCAGTCGCCCCGCATTTCGCCTATCGACACTGGTTCTAGTATTGTTTTCGTAGAACAAAATGATACATCCACCGGTGCGTTTGAAATGGTGATTGGTGGCCCAGGTGAGAAGCCTGCGGTTACCGAACTTACACGAGGCATTCCATCCTACATTCCCTCGGACATTCGTGATCTGAGGGTTACCACTTCTGCCAATACGTTCACCGCACTAAGCAATCGTGAACCCAAGTCCTTGTACCTCTTCCGCTTCTTTGAGGATGGAACCAAGCGACTGATGGCGTCCTGGTTCAAGTGGGAAATGGCAGGCACCATCGCAATGGTGGAGTTTGAACATGATACAATGTTTGTGGTTACACAGCAGGGTAGTAATCATGTACTCAGCAAGCTCAATCTATTGACGGATACTCCTGGTGGTGCGGTGCTCTTTGAGGACAAGTACATCGATCTGCGCCTTGATCTTTTCGATTACAATCCCACCAAGGTTTACTTTGCTGGAACAGACGAGACCCACATCTGCTTTAAGGATGGATTCAATGATTCCACCCTTCAGCCTGTTCTGGTATCCTTGGATCCGCTGGAGCCTGGTGTTGTTCTTGAGCTTCCTCTGGAGACAGATCTGGCACAGCCTGTTGGTCAACGGTACTTTGTGACGGTTGAGGAGAATCAAACAACCAAGAAATTCGCTCTTGGGTACAAGTATGAAGCCTCCGCTATTCTGCCTGCCTTCTACTTCTTGGTGAGTGAGGGGCGGAAGGATACACTCAACATCCCCACAATCAATCGACTATCAATCGATAGCTATGATTCTGGTCCGTACATCGTTAAGGTGCGGGCAGATGGTAGAGCAGAATTCTCCATCAATCTTCCCCAAATTGTTGGTAACCTTTACCTGGCCAACTCCATTCCAGTTCTAAGGAATGCACGGAATACCGTTCCTGTTCTTGCCAAAGGCGATCAGGTGGAGGTAGAGTTGGTGGCGGATAGTCCCTTCCCCACGGCCCTCACGTCGATCACCTGGGAAGGCACCTACAACAACAAAGGAATCTCCCTTAAGTAGTAATGGGTATTCTCACCAAGCTTATTGATAAAGCGCGGCCATTCGACGTTGAGTGGGTGGCCGCCCATCTTCAGCCAGCAGATCGCAGAGAACTAGAGGGCCTTGGCATTACTGATATGCGAATGGCCCTTCTTCATGCTCTTGATGTCGAAGAGGATCCAATTTGTTTTTGGAATCCAGCTGGCATGATATGTGGGATGGCTGGGGTATCCAGAACAGATGCCCATAGCGGAGCCATCTGGATGTTAACCACACCCTATGTCCGCCAGTACCCAAAACTCTTTTTCAAGGAGGCAAGAAAATGGGTCGATCAACAAACCTCCTACCTGATGCTTCACAACATTGCTGATCCACGAAATGAGATGCACATGAAACTGCTTCACATGCTTGGATTCAAGCGGTTGGCATATCGAAGTGTTGGTCCCAACAATCTAACCTATGTAGAATTTGCTAAGTTAATGCCATGTGCCTAGGTGTTGAAACACTAGCTATTGTAACCGCGATTGGCTCCTTTGCTAGTGGAGCTATTGGCTCAATCGCTTCCTATCAGCAACAACAACAGCAGGCTAACTATGCGAATGCTGTTGCCCAACAACAATATCAGGCTCAGCTGACAGCCTACAACCAATCCGAAAGAAGCTATGAAGCGCAAATGCGTCTCAATGCTGAGGCCGCCAATCGGGCCTATACTTCGGAACAGAGCAAGCTTCAAGCTGAGTATGCCCAAGCAGCCCAGAAGGCCCAGGAACGCACCATTCAAAGTCTTCAGCAGCAGGGGCTTGTGATGGCCACCGGACGCTCTGGACAGTCAATTGGGCTACTGCTGGCGGATGCTGAAAGGACAGCCGATCGTGATATGGCAGTGCTGGGTCAGAACCTTGCGTATGCTAATCAGGATTACTGGATTGGTG